CTGTTTTATCTTTTCTAAAACCCATAATAATCCCCAATTAATAAAGAGCTTATTATATATCATAACTTAAAATCCTTGTATATGTATTTTTAGAATCCTTGTATATCTAGCGCCTCCCATCAGGACGCACATCATATCGTACATGACCTAACTGCCAAGCTACACCTAGTGAATCAGAACTTATTCTAAAACTCATCTGACGACCTCTTAAGCGAGTATAAACCTGACCTGTAAACTCCTGTATTACGTACACGCTTGAGTTAGGTGGATAAGGCGGAGCAAAGTTATCTGCACTGGTAACTAAAGGTATATCTGCTGTACCATATGGGGCACCAGAGTTTTGCCTAGGCTTAATAGTCATAGATACATAAGGGTTATTAACATTTGAGCCGTTAAAGTTTACATCAGGTAACATACGCCATACAAAGCCAAACGATTGCCCATCTTCAATATCAAAGTCAGAGGACTGTACATAAGCTACTATTGGCTCTGTAGTAAGGCCTGAGTTATCATCAACAGCCGACTCATGATACAGCATACGATGGTTGTAATCTGCAGCTATTGGGAATGGACGTATACCTGAATCTATCCATGCTGACCGAGACATAGTGCCGGAGTACCAAACCTGATCTAAGTAATTATATATAACATACCTATCAATAACTGTTGTATCTTCAGAGCAATAGAACCACCAGACTTCGTTATAACCCGAGTTACTACCAGCAAATACTTGGTACCCCTGCGCTGAGTTAAGGTCTTCAAATACGTATTGTTTTAGAGTACAAGGTAGCGTACTTACTGTACCGTTATACATATAGAACTTATCAAGCCCCATCCAATACGTTACATTGTTTATACTAACAGCTGCATTGGGAGAGATGATAGAGATGTTGTCCATCAATACATCAAACTTATATACATAGGGAGGGCCTAAATACTGCATAGAGTACAGGCAAGAGTCAGTCCATATTAAGTTTTCAACACGAGTTACTTGTGCAAGTACTATATAAGAGCCATGTGTAAGCCTAAACTCACCAGACTGATTAGTAATAGATGGAACCCATTGGTAAGGCTGAGCTTGGTCTGACCAACGCACAAGCATAGGGTCAAATGTTGTTGGTACAGTGTTTTGTGCAGCCGAATAAGGGTTTGCTCCAAAAGCTATTACAAAACGTTGCAATGCTGAAGCAAGTATTTGGTTAGTTGCTGTAGGAACAAATACACCATAACCTATACCTGCAGGTGTATTACCCAAGGCGGCGGTAGACAACGTAGCTAGTAGTTGGGCTCTAACACCCACACCTGTAGCATCTATCCAGTAATAAATAGCTCCGCCACGAGGTGCTATAACAAGGTCTTGTCCGTAGTTATCATTAGACCAAAGACGTAGTTGTTGACCAATACCTGTAATAAACGCTCCTCCCCAAGTATGTACAGTACCAGAAGCCCTGTATAAAGTCACTGCGCCGCCTGATGCTGCAGTTGAAGAAGTAGTATAAGTTAGTGAGCCTATTACAGTAGATATAGTATAGGTGTTAACACCTACGTACGTTATTTGAAATGCTTTTTGTAAAACTAGTCTGTCTATACCGCAAGGATTAGAAGCAATACTTGAGAAGTAAACAAAGTCCCCATTAGTTAGACCGTGTGCCGCTTGAGTTACTGTAAGTACAGATACCCCTGCTGATGCTGCTGTAAAAGGGTTTGTAAGTGTAACAGGTACGTAAGGAGAGAAAGGACCTGCGCCCCAACCTGTGCCAATAACATAAACGTCCAACCCTGTTTGGATTTGGAATACAGCTGTTATACCTACACCTCCACCTGTTACAGCACTTGTGGCTGTAGTTGCAACAACTATACTAAAGTTATTAGAGTCAATAAAAGTTATTTGATGTTCAGTATTTAGATCAACAGCGGGTACGCCGCCTACAGCAGCTGCACCTGAGAACGTAACAAAATCGTCTTGTGTTGCGCCATGTGCAGTAATAGTAACCTTTACAACGTTAGAGCTAGTAGTTGTAGTAAAACAGTTATCAGTAGCAGGTGAAGTAAATGTAGCTCTAATAGGAGTAATGTCATTATAATCGCCACCACGCTCAACGTAGTATTTAAGGTTAGTACCTATACCTAGATAGTTAGAACCATCAAAGTCAATCCAGTTCCATAACGAACGAGCAGTACCTTGATATACAGAGTTAGATAAACGTGACCAGCCGCCTATTTTCTCAGGGTTGCCAGAACGAAAGCGTATCTTATCACCATCGTACCAACCGCCTTCGTTAGAATAGTTTGTTCCCTCACGATTAAGACCGGGTGTTAGTACCAACTTCTTTAATGGCATAGTCTATCCTATTAATGTTTTAGCTGCTGTATCTACAGCACTAGTACGCGCTAACCAACCTTTACCGTATATATTAAAGGAAGGAAGGGCTCTATAAAATACTTCTTTAGCGTTTGTGTACTTATTAATAAGTTCTTTTGAATCTATAGCTTTTACTGCTGTAAGTGTTTTAGGACCGATAGCCCCATCAGCGGGTACACCTACCACTGTTTGTAGTGTCTTTATAGAGCGTCCGGCCCCTGCATTGATAGCAAAATCAAAAGCGAGATAGTCAACGCCACTGGGTAAATCATCTCCATGTACAGCATCCCAATATCTACGTTTATAAAATGGTGCAACCTTATCAGGAGTTAGTGCTTTCATATCTGCAGTGCTAACCTTATGCCCTACATACGCTTCCCATACCGCTTGCGTTACGCCTAGATTAGTACAGCCTTTTCTACCGTCAGGGAGCTTATTCCCATTGTCTCTAGGGTCATCTTGAAAGCCACCTTCACTTTTAAGGATATGGTCTAAAGATGATTTAAAATTAGTTTCCATTAACGGACTATAGATGCATAAATAAATGTTGAAGCAGCTGCTGCAACTATACTTACCCGTATGGTTGTAGGTACAGTTACTATAGATGTATATACAGCAGCAACATCAGAAGATAACGCATTTACACAGTAATTTGCATCAACCATAGGTGCTTTAAAATTAACAGTAGAGGTCGTGCTAGCTGAGTCACTAACAAAAGCTACGTTCCCTTGAGCTCGTATAGATAAACGTTTTAAAACTATAGCTGCAGCGCCTGTGGTATGCGAAGTACCGCTATTAAAAGTAAATACAGTTGGTGAAGTCACACTAGTCACTGTATATAATGTACCTTGAACTAAATTTGTTCCCGTAGTATTAATACCTTGACCTACTTGCATACCACTGTTTGTAAAAGATATAGCACCCCCAGATGATATTAATGCTGATACACCTGCTGTATATGTAAAAGTATTAGCATCAGCTACAGAAGTAACTGTATAGTTTCCATCAACAGCTGCTCCAGCAGTGATATCCATAAATGCGGTCTGACCTATAACCAAGTTATGCGCAGTTGCTGTAACCGTAATTACAGTGCCACTGCCCACAGTAGTAAGTGTCCCGGATGTTATTAGTAAAGATGTCCCAGCAACGTAAGTATAATTATCAGCATCTACATAAGTTAGAGTATACGCACCAACAACTCCCGGTGAACTAATTGGAGATACATAAATAGAAGCCCCGTTAGTAAACCCATGCGCAACAGAATAAACAGATACTGTTGTACCTTTTACTTTAATACTCATGGTACCACTAGTAAGTAATGACGTAAGTGCTGTATATGTAAATGTAGTACCTGTTGGAACTGTGGCTACTGTTGCTGGCAAACTATCGGGAGTAGTTACACCACTTCCAGTTAAAACCGTCGCTATAACTAAGTCAGAAACAGCTATTCCAGCTGTAGAACTTACTGTTACGGTTACTAAAGTTCCAGCAACGACATATGTAATAGTACCCCCTGATGTAACTGTTTGTGAATTAGAAGCCACATAAGTAAATTGAGTAGGGCTAATTATTGTACCAACCGTGTATGTTGTTCCTGTAGCTCCTCCACTATTAATAGCTGTTACCGAAAGTTGTTGGCCTACAGCTAACCCATGAGAAGCTAATGCTGTAACAGATACAATATACTCACTTTGGGTGTAAGTGCTTGTTGTTATAGGGACACTGCTTTGGCTATAGGTTGTGCCAGTTAAAGGTAAAGCTGCCTGAGAGTAAGTCCCTATTTTAGGTAAACTTGACTGAACATACGATCCACTAATTAGTGAAAATGGTACTGTTGCTGTACAAGCAAATAGTGACTGTGTAAATGTTCCTCCTGTAACGTCTGCAGAAGCAGTTGATGTATAGTTAACCCATGCTCTATTTCCAAATACTGGAGCAACTCCCGTAGTTGTAGTTAACGCGGTTGCTGTAGCTGCATTTATAGGCCAATTACCAGAAGCGCCTACACCTGTTGGTGTTGGAGGGATATAACCTAGTATATTAGTTATATCTTTAGAGGTGGGTATTACATCCCCAATTTGCCCGTTAAATGAAGTTACTCCATTATTAGTAATAGTAGGCGCCCCCGCAGCAGAGCTAGTAGTAATACCTTTACCTGATATAATTGCCCCAACCCCTGTAACAGCACCTGTTAGAGTATTAAATGAAGTTACAACTGCCGCTGCCACTGGAGGTACATAAGATGCAATATTAAAAATAGTGCCATCACAGTATAGTGTATAAGTTATACCATTAGGAATAGCCACTGTTGGATACCCAGTACCTGTAATACTTGTAGATGCAACAGCTGTTGTTTGAGTTGTAACGTATGTGCCTGTACCACCTACTCCACTTCCTAAAGCACTTATATAAACACCACTTCCTACACCTGTACCTACTATTGTCATTCCTACATAAATAGTACCACTAGATACTGCTGTAACAGTTAATATACCGGATGTGCTAATATCCCCAGTAAAAATAGCCGTTCCAGATGTTGCTGTAGATGTTCTAATAGTGATAGGAAATCCACCAGTAGTGATATTTCTTATAATATAAACTTTCTTTGCTGCAGGGGCTATGATAGATTTAATAGCTGTATTTGTTCCACTTACAACTAAAACAGCTTGTCTAGCGTCATCAGATACACCATTATAATTAGTAAGTGTATAGTCAACATTCGTCATTGTTATAGGTTGAACACCTGCAATAGACTGCTCTAAAAGAGTTCCTAAGTTATTATTAGTAGTGGTACCCCAAGTACCAGACTGTTCTCCAGAACCAATTAATTCTAGACGTAATGAGGGAGAGTAGGTACTTGGCATCGTGGTGGTCCTTTAATTATTTAAATTGTTTAAGCCAGTTACAAATTTTTGACATAGTATAGCATACTGTGCTATTTGGTCTGCTCTATATGCTTCAGACTTGAGAAAGTTTGTAAGCTCGTCTGAAAGTTCGTGTCTATCTTCATTGGCTCCAGCAGTGGAGCTGGTATTATCACCTTGTGTTGCGGTGCAACTACTACTTTTCCTGCTGTTGTCGTACATGCGCACAGACTTAAAACTATCGTGCTGACTATTAATTGCATTGATTGCTGAGACATTAGCGTCCTCCAGTTCTTTATTAAGCTTAAGGGCTTCTGTATGTGCCTTGTCCGCTTCTTCAGTAAGAGTCGCTAGTTGTATGTCAGCTTCTCGGTTCATATCAGATATACTCTCTGACATTTCTCTAATTTCTGTTCTGGATACTTTATACGCAAACCCGTACCCAGAGGCAAAACTTGCAATAATAATCCCAACGAATAAGTAAGGCATGTTAATCTTTTAGTATTACGCCAAGTCCACCAGCAACACCGCCAGCAAGCAGTAAAAGTTGATCTACAGGCTTACCCATAAATACAAATACACTTCCTATTACAGCAGTTGCAACCCATATAATACCTCGTTTAGTAGAGGCTTCAGACCATTCTATTTTCATCTATACGCCTTCTATACTATTGGTTATCATTTATTTCTACCCAGTTAGGGTTTTGGTTATCATTTACTGGAGTCCAAGACTGGGTTTGGTTATTGTTAACTGCAGCCCATGTAACTGTTTGGTTGTCATTTATTTTAAACCACCCTCGTGCATATTGAAAGTCAGACAATGTAACTAAGCTATCTATATTTACTACATTAAATTGCGCTAATACTGCATCAATGGTTGTTATCACTAACACATCGGAAGTTACACCTAAAAAAGCAAACTGTGAAACGTTTGTATCTGTTAATGTCTGAGGCTCAACAATGTCTACTATGTACTGGAACCCACCAACTTGGTCATCCGTTAAGGTTATAGTATTAGCTTGTGCACCTACAAACCCTGCGATCACATCTTCTAGTGCACTTAGTGTTACAGCACTGGCGCTTTCAGTTACAGGAAAGTTTTGTACTGCACTGCTACTATCTGTTAAAGTTTGGGTTTGATCTTGCGCAACTAAGAACGCAGCAAGCCCTGTTTGAGCATCTGTTAGAGTTTGGGTGTCAGTTTGCGCTGCTAAGAACGCCGCAATCGCTGTTTGGGTATCTGTTAAGGTTTCAGTCTCGTTTACAATAACGCCGTAAAACGCGCCTCCTAAAGAAGCGTAAGGCGACTGAGCGAAGGCAGATATACCGTACATCAGCCTAGCAACTGCTCATCAGTGGGTTTAGGAAGCTCATGATTCCACTCTTTTATATAATCGCCATTCCCATCAGAATCATTCTGTAGATGAATGGTTGTCATGAAGTCTTCTTGAGTTAGCTCAGGGTAAAGTGCCATTATTTTTTCGTATAAGTTCATGTTATGCGCTCCTTATCATTGCACCTGATAAACCTGTTACACCAGAATTACCTGCCGCAGTTAATGTTCCACCACTAGTTTGATACATATATAATTCTACATAGTCTGTAGAGCCATTTAAAGAAACAACTGCGGATGTATTTGCTGTTCCATTTAGCCCTGAAACACCCACTCCTGCCGCTTGGGATATTTGGCTTCCATTTTTCCAAAGCGCAATTCCGTAAGCTATAGTTGTTGAATTAAGTTGAGCCATACCATTAATTTGATAATACCCAGCAACTGTAGGAAGGAATCTATATAGAGTAGTGTTATAGTTTGAATTAGTATCAAAAGTTATTACATTAATTGAAAGTTTTGTCCATGTTGTACTTGATATAGATGTTGTTGCGTTTGCATAAGCACTAAACGCTGGGCCATTTCCTGCAATATTAGGTGGAAAACTAGACTGTGGGCTTGTGCTTGTTAATACCGTACCACTCACCGCTGGCAAAGTTAAGACCGTACTCCCTGCTACCGCTGGTGCTTGGAGTGTTACCGAACCGCTCGTATCTCCTGCGACTACTATACTGCTCATACTGCTATCCCCAATAATACTTTAAGTTCATCCACTGTCAGACCAGCACTTGCCAGCTTTTCTTGTGGGGTTAGTTCTACTGGCTCAGGGATTGGGTCAGCAGGGGTTGGGGTGTTGCCTTCGGATAGCCAGATAAGGTATTGTGCATAGTCTGTGTTAGCTGGATCGTTAGGGATACAAGCGTTATCTTCTATGCGGATTATTGATGTGTTGTTAGTTAGTTTGTACATGTCTTATAACTCCGCAGACGCTTTAATAACGCCACCTAAAGAATAGTTTTGACCAGATGCAGTAGAAGAAACATCAATACGAATATCTGTCGTAGATGAAGCAGCAGTTGCTATTGTGCAATTAGTATTACTTGCGCCAGATATAGGGTAAGAAGTCGGTGCAACTCTCATAGTTACTGGAGAGTTAATTGATTGATATAAAATTTGACCTGATCCAGAGGAAAGAAAACCTACAGCAGATAAAGTTCTTTCAAAATAATACCGCTGACACATCGATAATTCTTGTGAATAAGCACGTTGGTCAAATGATGTTGCTACTGAGCCTTTTTCAAGTTGGACACCTGTGATGTAGAATGTTGCACCGTTAGTTCCGACTACTGATGTTGCGCCTGTGGCAGAAAGATAGTTTGCAGCAGCCCATGCACTAGCAGGTCCAGAAAGGGTTGCGCCCGTGCCAATACTAAAAGTTAAAATTATACCAGTTCCGTTGGTTGTAAGCCAAGTTCCAGATGTATCTCCAGCCATTGTTACAGTCTTCTGCTCCCATGTGTTTGCTACAGAAATTGTGTATGTGAATGGGTTTGACCTACTGCCATCACTATTTCTTAGTGACCCGCCAAAAGTTCCGGTTAATGAACTACGCACATAAAAAGATACAGTTACTGTTGCCGCAGATGCCGTACCCCAAGCCAAATCAGAAACATTTAAACCCTCAATAAGCTGTCTAACTTGATATGATTCTGCCGCTCCAACCGTATATGCTGAAAGTGAAGTTAACCCAAGGTAGCTTGTGTAACCTGTTGGAGGAGTTACCGCACCAGCATTCTGACCAATTTTAAATTTTGATGCAACAGTAGATCCCGCTACCCATCTATCAAGATAATATGTTTGAGTAACAGCAGGATTTACTTCAGCCCCAGCATTACGCTGGTCTATAACCATCCCTCCGTTGATGATTCTGTTCTTGAAGCCTGTGACAGAGGTAACGTGTTCCGCTGTGCTGCCAGTGGTGGGAGTTGTGATGCCTGCTGTGCCATCTAAGACAATCGCCATTAGTTATTCTCCAAGACAGGCAGTTGAGTTGCTTTAAGTTCATCAAGAGTTGTCAAGCTGTCAACTTGTTTAGTAGCATCTCGTAGCACTTGTTTCTTAGCTTCAATATCAGCTAAAGCTACAGGGTCAGCTAGATTCCTAAGTTGAGCTACGTCTAAAGCTTGAAGCAATGGTGTACGTTCTGTTCTTAGGCGATCTTTAGTTATTTCTTGTGCTTTTTGGAAGTTAATACTTATGCCCATGTCCATGCTCCTCTAAAAGTACGATCTGAAGGAATAGTGTCAGTATCAACAATTTCGTATTCAGCTCCGTCTGGAATGTCTTTTATACATGCTTCAATGGTGTCCGCTGGTACTATAACTGCAACACCGCCATCTTCTGTTTTGTAGATTATTCTTTGCATTTTGGTATCCTATTAACGGCAGATTACAACATCAATATAGTCGGGGTTGCCTAAAGTCGCTGTTTGTTTAGTCCACACTCGTGTAAATGTTGTAGATTTAGAAGTTAAACTTGCCCCAGATAAACCGCCCGTCATAGTTGTAGCCCCAGCCGCTAACGTACTAAGTGAAGCAGTTACAATAGTTGTAAAATTAGCATCAGGCATAGCAGTAGTAAAATTAACTGTATAATGACCAGTACCATTATCAGTAATACTCGACACGTTACCGCTTGCACGAATAGCTACAGTACCAGTACCATTGAAGTTCACCCATGCTCTGCACCCGTATGCAGTAGCCGCAGAACCGTAACCAGAATTGAATAGCAAATTACCGGAGGAGTCGATGCACATGCGTTCTGTATAATAGTTACCGTCAGACGTTACCTGAGAAAATAAGATTGGGTTGTAAGTTGACGTATTTGTCCCATAAGATAGCAACCTCCCCCCACTGGAAAAGTCAACACACATAGAATTAGCGAGCGCGACTGCTGTCGCTCCATTAACTTTCAAATCACCAGATACAGCTAATTTAGCTGATGGACTACTCGTCCCAATCCCCACGTTTTGCGAGGCATCTATAGTTACAGCGGTTGTGCCGTCTGCACTAGCTAGTTGTAGAACACCTGAAGCATCACCTGTTACAGTTAAACCACCGACCCCTGACGTTTTGCTGGAAATTATTGTAGCCATACTATAAGATCATCCATCTTGAGCCTGAAGGTATCGAAACCACTACGCCACTCGACACAGTCATTGGTCCGGTTGCTGTAGCGTTATATCCAGTAGGTATTGTGTAAGAAGTTGAGACTGTGCCGTTGTTTAACACTAAACCGTTTGAAGCTGCAACTTGAGGCACATAAGCCGTTAAGGTTTGGTCTTGGTGTACAGATCGCTCAGATGGATACGTTACAAATACGTCCTTAGTGCCTGACGTAAATGAGACTAATGCACCAGCGTTAGAGGATGATAAGACTGTTGTACGAGCAAGGGTTGTTCCACTTAACGTATATGTGCCTAAACCTACTTCCCAGTTAGCGCCACCTTGGTCAGAAATACAATAGTAAGTGGTATTACCGTTACCTATTACTGCAAATGATTGGAAGCCTAATGCAGCACCAAGCAGAGTTGCTGTACCTGTGCCGACAACGGCAGTTGTCTCCTTAACCCGGTCATAGACTACGAGTGCCATGAGTAGTCCTTAAGCTGCGGTTGCGCTATACGTTACAGAAAGAGTATCGCCTGACGTTACAATTTTAGACCCTGCAGTAAAGTCACCAGCTGAGAATAACACACCTGTAGTATCGTCTTGAGTAGCTGAACCACCAATGTTAATAAAACACCCAGCGACAGTACCTGAACCTGTCATTGTAAACACAACCGGAGTAGAAGTAGATTTAACCCCTGCGGCTGCAGCACTAAACACAGGCGTTTTACGAGTACCTGAATAAGTAGGTAAGTTAGCAAGTCCTACTTCTAACCAAGAGGCATGTGATGCTTGCGTATCCGCTACAACAGCTGTACCTGTACCTTTAAGGCCCATTACTACAGCACCACCAGCGACATTGCCTAGCACGGTGTCCATAGTAAAGTTCTTACCAACAGTAGTTACTAAGTTACCAATAACATCGACCCATTTAATATCACCAAATCTGTCATGACATACTGCTTCATAAGTTCCGTGTAAACTTATTTCTTCTTCATGACTTGCGCCTCTATCTACAGTAGCTGAGCAGGTGTCGCCTACATTTGTTTTTTCATTATGCATAATAGTTCCTTAAGATATTCGTATAACAGCCGTTGTTGCTGTAGATGGTGGAAAGGTTACTGTAAATGTACCTGATGCAGTCTTATCTGAACCAAAGTCTAAAACAGCTACAGAGGCATTAGTTGTATCATTATATATCAAAGCGCCACGACATAGAAAACTAGATGCTAACCATACGGCATTATTAAATGATACATAAGCTGTTGAACCTGAACTAGCAGGTACTATAGGCGTTAATACATTCCCCCCTGCGACATATCCTGTCCCAACTACTTCATTTAAAGTTGTATAAACTAAAGTTGCAGCATTGAGTTCAGCATCAGCTGTATATAAAGCTATCCTATAAACCTGAGTTGTACCCGTAGCGAAGTTCTCTAGACCACTAAGTAGATTCTGTTTAAAAATTGTAGTCTGGCCTTGAACTATCATAAGCTGCTATAAGGTAGTTTAGTTTGGTTGTTTCTGTACGAGTCACCACGTTCCAAACCATCACCAAGACGTTTTAGTTGACCCAAGGCTTCTTGATACTTTTGTTCGTAGTAGCCAACCATATCTGCTTCACCTTTCATAAAGATCATAGCTTCACGCATAGCGCCGTAGAACAATACAGGATCGTAGTTATCGCTTAACCAAGTAGTACCTGAAGCAGTTGTAGTTATAGACTCAGGCATATAGTAGTAATGCAGTTCTACGCTATAACTAGCATCAGGTGTTGGTGTTAGGATAAGAGATAGCTCTGTAGGGTATGTTAACTGTGAGCCAAATATAGCGTAGTACTTAGGTAGCCCTGTATCAGTCGGATTAGGGTAAGCTTCACGAACAAAACTTACATCCTTATCAATAAGATAATTATATGCACCTAACGCACTGATAGCCGCAAGAGAATACACAGCCATAAAGTCATTAGGACAAGATAGATAAGGGTTGCTACTTGTTACAGTACCCGTTACGTTTTTTCTAAGTACTGGAATCTGTACAGAGTTATATATGCGCAGTTCTGCTTCGCTAACAAACAAGGGAATATTAGAGACAAACAGAGACTCAGTGTTTTCAGAGTAATCTTGTATAGCACTAACTAACGCAGCGTAATTCATTGTTTACGCCATTGGGCCGCGAGCTGTGCAGCCTTTTATAGCAGCGCCATTACCACGAGTTTTTACACCAGTAGTTTTAATACCTGTCTCAGGGTACCCGTTATTGCCAGTAGACGCTGTGTTTTTTGTAGTCACATTGTTATCTATGTTTATTTTTTCACGGGGTTGTATTTTATTAGCCATATATGCCTCTTAAGAAATTGTTACTGAACTAACTTGCCCTACTGCAATTAAAGCATTAGGCGTTAAAACTTCGTCAAATAATGAGGCTCCACCTACAGGTGCCCAGCCCCACTGGAATATTCTTGAACCCCCAGCGCCGTAGTTATTAATATCTAAGCCCGATACGTCATAACTTGTGTCTCTACGTGGATTGCGTAAAGCCTGTGGATCAAAAACGGGCCTCATCCCAACTTGTAATTGAGGTTGGTCAGGAGACCAGCAACTGTCACACGCTAGTATATTAGTTATCTTAGTCTTTATGGTCAATGGGCGCAACGTTTTAAGCAAGTACTCCATACCACAAACATCACAGGTTCCAAGTGCTATTTTACCTAACGCGTATTTAGAGCTCATATCTATTATTCTTTTTTATATTCTCAGTAGCAGAGATTACTTGCATATTAAAAGGTGTATGGAGCCCGCTAACAAATTCGCCCTGCAAAGGTATAATATGATCCACATGCCATAATACTCCTGTCAGTTTTGTACGCAATGCAGACAATGCATATATTTCTTTTATCACCCATAAATCTGTTTCAGTAGTCCATTTAGGTATGCGTTGCAATTTAGCAGCTTTTCTTTTAGCAACATTTGCATTTATAATATCCGTATTATTTTGAGCATATGTTTTTTTCCTAATCTTTATAAGTTCTTTATTTGCGTCCCTATATGATTTAGCCTCAACCCTATCTTTTGCTCGAACCTCATCAATATGATTAGCTTTCCACCGTTTTTGGTTTGCGGCTATAAGGTCAGGATGGTTTTTAGCATATGTAATTTGATGTTCTTTATGTTTTTCTGGGTTATCAATACGCCATTTTTTGGTTCTAGCGGTAGCTTTTTCTTTATTAGCATCTCGATAAGCTTTGGCATATTCAGCTCTAGCAATAGGACATTTTAATGGCATTAAATAAACGCCACTCTTGGGACCATTCTCACTGGCGCTTTTTCTCGATTTTCGTCCGCAGCTAATTGAAACTGCTCATCATATACTGCTTTAAGTGCAGTAGCTCTTTGTAAGTCCATACCTGGAAGCTTCATAGATAGATAATAAGCTAAGCCAGCTATGAGCGCAGGTAAGAAAAGATAAGGTATATCTTGCGTATTAACGCCGTTACCAGCGTCTTGCATTCTTCTTAAGCGCCAGTACACAAAGGTATATTGGGAATCAGGAGCTTGTGGTGTAGGCCACACATTGATCGTTGGACTAGCTACACCTGTAGGAGTTGTTGCTCCTGATTGTCTGTTTATCCACACTTGGATAGGTTTACCTAGTGCATTCTTATTAGGGATTGTCGAGTAAGTAGAACCTGAAATTCTTGATATAGTTATATCGGATTGGTTTTGGCCTGAACCTGTACGTATTACATGGTCTAATAAGTCAACGGTGTCTACAGGCAATGGATATGTCGCAACACCTGTATTAAGGACAATCTGCCCTTGCTCTACACACCAAAGATTTATGCCCTTATTCCCCCACTCTATCAGGAGTAAGTTAAGAGAACGTCTGGCTGTCTTAAAGTCATAACCACTACGAAGTTCAGAGCCCGCACGTTCAAAGGCTTCTTCAATTATTTCTGAGAGGTCTATATTAAATAGTGCAGTTCCAGTAGTGGTCATTTCTTAGCCCGTTTGTTTTTAGTAAGAGGAGGAAAGCTTTTAGCTACTCCCCCTTTCTTATACATCTCTACAGCATTAGGATCGTCCTTACGGATAATCTTCTTACCTTTAGGCATCTTACTAGGGTTAATGTCGCCCATGCCCCGTGAAGCCCTCATTAGCAGATTCTACCACGAGTTTTGCCACGTTGAGCAATACCATCACCACGTGATGCTGAAGACTTAACCATACCGCCTGATTTATATTTGTCTATTTTAGTAACATCACTATAGTCTTCAGTGGGTGTTACAGCTTTACCTTCTGGGTTTATTTTATCTACAATCTTAGCATGTTCTCTAAAACCTTTTGCTTTACCGACAGCAGAGTTAAAACTCCCCCTACTTTTTTTAACGTCTTCAGAAAAATTAGATGGCTCTTTGTCTTTTATATAATCTTCTTTTTTTGATAGGTCAGCATTTCGTTGGGCCATATCCCTTCTAGATAATTTAAGTGCTGTAACCCCTAGCGATGGAACTCCTGTAACATCTCTAATAGTGCCATTTTTTACATTATATTTATCAGACGTTCCAGCAGCCATTATACAAACCTACCTTTTGTTTTACCACGTTGAGCGCAACCATCACCACGAGAAGAAGCTGATGAAGATTTAACCATTCCGCCTTTTTTCATACCCAGCGTACCTGCACCAATAGCACCATCTATAGGGCTTCTTTTAGGAGTATTACTAAAATCTTCACTTGGAGAGTTACCTAATCCATACGCTTTAGCAGTAGCCGCATCTTTTGCGCCTTGTTGCATCATTCGCATACTCATTTGTTTTTTAGCATCTTCTTTACCTTCAGACATAAGAGGTTTTCTACCCATACCTTTAGATGCTTCTATACTAGACCTAATATTATCAGCGTCTTTAATAGCTTCAGATGCTTGCTTATGCTTTACTTTTTCATCTTCTTTTTTAGGCTTCATATCATGCGACCTTTAGTTTTACCTTTAGTTGCAACGCCGTCAGCAGCTTTTACAAAGCCGCCAGCTCTATAACATTTACCACCAGCTTTCATCTTTTTCATTGGCTCAGACTTCTCACCTTTAGCGTATTGCATAGGTGTGATCTTACCAGACTTAATAGCTTTAGCTTCTTTAAGCTCTTCGCTTACAGACTCTTTACCTTTAAACATTTTCTTTAAATCAACTTTTTTAGCCATTTTACCACCTACTTTAAATGATTTACCTTTGTCGGCAGCGGCAAACTCTTTACCAACTGCTTGCGGAACACCCGCTTTTTTCGCCATTTTAGGAGAGTGAGCAATCATCTCCATGAAGTTATGCTGTTTCTTTGATTTACTTGGCACCGCACTTCCACCTTTTTAATGATGCTGCTTTTCGTGTAGGTTTACCGCTTTCATCCTTCATAGGACCCGGCATACCGCTCATCCGGGCACAAAATGATTTCTTTCTTGGACCGCCTTCTGGTTGAGGAGCCTTTAGATTAGAACCTGTAGCATTGTTATACTTAGCTCTACCTTTGGCAGTCAAACCAGCGCCCTTAGATACAGGTAACTTTTCCCCTCTACCAACCGATAAGACTGGAGCTTTTTTAGTAGCCATTAGTGTTTAACCATATCAATAAACCAAGTAACAAATGTAGCTACAGATGCGCCTATACCACCAACTACTAGTAATAACTTCCATCCACCTTTAGCTTCCGATAAAGTCTTACTTATTTCTCTAATAGCATCTTTTATCTCTTCCATGTCTTTAGTCATTTTATCCATGTCAGTCTGAAGGTGCCTTATATCTGCACTATGAGTAGCAAGTTCTCTCACTGTTTGCATAGCTGGGTCATCCTCTCTATGATGCTCCATACCTTAGCCATAAAAAATGGATGTCGTAGTTGCCGCTGGATTAGTAACATATAACCCTGTAGAAGCTAAAATACCTTGACCGGGAATAAGGATGTTTGTAGCACCCGCCGCCAATGGTGCTGTAAAAGAATATAACGTAGCGCCACCATTGCCGTCTGTAACAGTTACAACTGCACCAGAAGCATAGCTAATAGTTAAGCCTTTTAACCTTGTACGTACACTAACTGCCAATGTACTTGCCGCCGCGGCACATGCTGCCGATTTGACGTCTGTTTGCATAGCCATAATTAATCTCCTAAAGTTTAAAGAAAGGGGCTTTCGCCCCCATCAGATTAATTATGCAGAAACAGGGTTTTCAGCACCAGAAGATGTTTTTTGAGCATAGGTAATTGTAACCCAAGCAGCACCAGTAGTAGCAGAACCAGCAGTAGTAGCTACGATAGCAACATCAGTAGTTCCAATATTTACGAATTGTAGCCATTGTTTAGTAGATGAAGTATCGTCACGACCAGCAGTAGTGATAGTAGTAGAAGTAACAAATTTATTAGCAGTAGTGCCGTCACCAATAACTAAAGTAGTAGCAGCGCCATATACAGTAGTTGTGTCAACTTGAATGTCTAAGATTTGAGAACCAGCGGGGAGAACTGCAACAGTAGTAGTACCAGCAACTGCAGGTAAAGCTCCAGATTGAACTAACACAACAACACCAGTGTTATCAATATAGCCAACAGTAGTACCAGTAGTGTCTTTAACAGTACCTGTGCGAACTGGGCCTGAGAATGTAGTAAATGACATAGCGATTTCCTTCATAGAAAGTCTAAGCTTAGTAGTCTTCTATGCGTCTGCCGGGGCAGTCTACTAAGCCGAATGTTCCCGGTATTAAGGTACTTATACTACGGATTTATTATTCGTGCAAGTTTATTTTTAAGCGTTTATCTTTTTTATAATCTTCTTTCATACAGGTCACACAAGTGCCTTTAGCCTTACGTAGAGAGATGTGTCCACGATCACAAGGTATGCCTGTAAAGTATAGCTTTACACCTAGTTCTTTAGCTTCTTGTCTTGTTCTTGGGTACTCTAAATACTCTTCAGGTATTTCAGGTGCAACATTTGCTTCTTCATTAGCGTAAGACAACACCCAACCATCGCATACACCTTGACGTATTGGTTTACCTGATTTACAAGCACGTATGATAGTCGCCATAGATACACCTAATGTATCCCGCATAAAGGCTAGGCTTTTATATACCTCTTCGCTACGATCTCTTTTGATAGCTCTAATAGGTTTTTGTGCCAAGTCCGCACTAACTGGGCGTTGACCATAAAAATGTGAGTCTTCACCTCGTTTAGCAGCTGCAGCAATATTTAATCTGCTTTGTTCAGAATGTTTTTTACCTTTCATTTTATTAGGTATCCCTAAACATTTAGCAGAGATTTTGGCTTTTGTTTCTTCGGTCCTTGGTACATCTTTGCCGTAATGGTTATCACCTTTTGGAGCAACTCTATTTTCTTTAATTTTAAATAAAGTTTCTACTGTGTGTTTCTTACCTCGCATAGGTGCACTTGCATCAGTGGCCCAGTTATAACAATAAGGTTTACCCGCATGTTCATTCAACCATAATTGTTCGGCTTTAAGTAAGTCTTCGGGATTTTCAACATGTTCTATAACTTCAAATTTAAAACAATCTTCTCCATACTTATTCCAAGCGGCTTGCATATGTGGACTTTGATGTTTACCTTTACGAAGGTGGCGTCTATGTGCTTTAAATCGTATTTCTGTATTAACAGTACTTCCAACATAAAACTTATTATTTACAACATTTCTTATTTTGTATATTACATTCTTCACAGTAAATCTCCGATATAGGGCTTAAGTAAGTTGTAGTATACATGTTTGTCCGAGTAAGACAAGTTTTATTTAAGACATAAAAAAGGGCCTCCGAAGAAGCCCTTAGTTTACTCTAAGTACTTGATTTTATTGACTAGGCGCCAACAGAACCGTACATCGAGAGCGGGTCTGACCAACCGAACGAGTATCTTTCACGACTTCTATAGCGAACATTTCCCGTATCAAAATCTCCGCTCATGTCATTAGTGATAGGAGCACGAACAAAATGCTTCATACCATTAGGTACATCAGTAGTTAAGAACCAACCGTTGCTATCAGTCAAGAAATGGTTGATAGCGTAGCCTTCTGGAATAGAACCGTTGTTTCTCAACGCATTGATGTCGTTGTCAGCAGTTCCTACACGTTGTTCAGTTTCCAACAAGCGAGTTGCAACGAATTGCAATGCAGGGGGAACGATCAACTTTTTAGGTTTAGCAGCAATCAACAAACCACGTTCATCAGTCCATGCAGCGATTTGGATAACAGCCGCTTCTAAAGAAGTTTCGTTTAAATCAGCAGGAGTAGAAGGAATGTTGCTGTTAGTAGCGCCATTAACTAAAGGATGAGCAGATGAGAACAACGCAACGCCGTCACCACCAACATAAGCTGCAGAGAAACCATTGTTTAAAACAGCAGCCGCTTTAACTTGTTTGGTGTAAGACATAGCACGAGCTAAACCTTTAGTATAACGAGCAGACAAAGAGTCATACAAGTTATCTTCAATAGCTTCTTCAGTTAAAGAAAAACCTAAAGCAATAGTTTCGTGGTTGTAGCGAGCAGTCCAAGCTTCTTGAGCATTGTCATAACTAATGGCTGAGCCTTCGTTTTTGACAGGTGCTGCTGAGAAACCAGACAGTTTTGTTTCTTCTTCAAATGAACGTTCTGATGATTCAGTTTCATAAATTTCTTTATGTTCTTCACCGTAACGAGCATATTCTAAACCGAAAAGAGCGTTAAGACCCGGAAGCAACTCTTTCAGTAATTGTGCGCGTGAAATAGCCATTATTAAACTCCTTAAGCAGCAGCAGCTGTATAGTAACTTGAAATACCAAAGTTAAGTTTTACCAATACTTCAGTGTATTGAGTAATAACGATAACAGCGGCAGCAGGGATTGTAACTTGTGATGCTAAGTTTAAGGCGATAGTAGTACCACCAACAGCAACAGCAGTTGTTACAAATGAACCTGTTTCTACAAGTTGACCATTAGCTGCAATAAATGCAACGTCAGAGCCAGCAAGGATTGCTACAGGACTAGCAGGGATAGTAATGTTAGTAGTAGTAGTTGAAGTACTAGGAACACTAACTGTTACAGCTGTTTCACGAACTACGTCTAATACACGTAATGGAAGAGCAGCAGTAGTAGCAGGGGCACCAGCAGCAACAACAGCCAATACAGCATTAGTAGAGTTACCAGCAGCGATGTTACCAGCAGCAGTATCAATCATAGCCATATTCTGACCAATCATAGCTTTGCTAGTAGCGCCAACAACAGTAGTACCTGAACAAACAACAGCTTTAAATACAGCATCAGGATCGTCACTAACGATAGCAACAGCATCGCCAGCAAGAGTTCCAGTAGGCCAGTACTGTGAGAACAACTTTTGTTTAGTAGTTGGGTTAGTATAAGAACAACCTAAGAATACACCAACAACTGCACCAGTAGTATTAACAACTGCACGTACAACAGAACCTCTAGCTAAAGTAACAGCATCACCATAGAAGATGTTAGCAGCATATCCGTATTGGATAGGGTATTCACGAGTAGAGCCAGCAAAAACCTGACCTCCAATCAAACTTACGGGTTTCAGACCGTATGGGGCACTTACAACAGGGTAAGCCATATTAAACCTCCAAAATTAAAATTAACTATTGTCTACCAAAAGATGTTGTAGATTTTCGCTCATTAAAGAGCGGCATTCTAGGATCACTTTGGCGCATTAAATTATTATCTACCGCTTCTGTTTGAGCCTGAGTTTGTCTATTGAAATGCTCACTGCGCTGTTCAATAAACTCTATAGGGGTCTTACATAACAATAAACCACCAATCTCTATGTTGTCTCTAAAACGACTAGTAGGATCAATTAACAGTTGCATTTGCGGTTGTTCCGACACATTAACAGGTTCCCAACCTTCTCTCAGTTTTGCTGAAAGGTTACGTGGGTCAGCTGCATTTAATGTTGACGTTCTAATCCATCTGTACGCATAGCCCGGTTGTTTATCCGGTTCTGGTAGAAGTTCAGCTGGTGCCCACTGCTTAGGACGGGCTGAAGTTTCTCGCGTTGTTACATCTCTTTGTATTCTGTTATCAGCCATCTTAGGCCTCCAATTTGGTTAGTTCACGGGCGTATTGTTCATTAGTTAGTCCAAATTTCTTGGCTAATGCAACTTGAGTCTTGCTAAGCGACACCTTTTTAGGAGCTGTGCTTCTTTTTGCAGACGCTACTACCGTGCTAAGTTTTGATGTACGCTGAGTTTTTGACTCATCGTTTGAATCGCTAAATTCTTCTGGGAATCTGCGTTGTACTTCTTGGTCGATACGTTTGTAGTATTCATCGCTTCCGATGAACTTGTCCCCGTAAGTGTCTAAAAGGTCTTCATGTATTCCTACAGCAAACCTGCTCATGACTTTCTTAGTTGGATCAACATACCACGGATTTTCGGCTACCCATTCCGCTGCCTTCGGGTCTTTCTGTACAGCACGTTGCTGTTTTTGTAGTAATTGTGCACCTGTGTCGGTGTTTTGAGCAGTAGGCCTGAAGTTTTGGGCTTTGTCAAGCTTATTTGTTGCTTTCATCAATTCTTCTTGTGCTTCGATGATTGCATCAGTATTTCCGTAGTCATAAGCTTCCTTATAATTACGTTTGGCCTTCTCCACTTCTAACTCAGCAGAGGATTGATAAGTGCTTATTAACTCTTTTTCTCCTGATTGAAGTAATGATTTAAGATGTTGGTTTTCATCCAGTATCTTTTGAGCTACAGATAGAGCTTCTTCTTGCTCACGGTAGGCTTCTTCTTTCAACCTACGCTCATCATGCCATGCTTTCTTATACTGTTTAAACTTAGTTTGCACCTTACCAGAATAGTCATCAGACTCGTCAGCAGTTTCTAACTCATCTACTATATCTTTAGGCAATGGTGGTCTAGCATTTCTATCAGCTATCGGTGTATCATCTTCAATTTCAATTTCGATGTTATCAATATCATTAACATCTAATTCTACATCCCCACCAGCTTCATCAGGGAACTCATAATCGTCTGCTTCGTACCTAGCCATATTAATCTCCTTTATACTCTCGTAATGCCTCTTGGATCAAGCACAATGCCTTCAACCGAGTCGTCATTTATCATTCTCATCTCAGTACCATGTATCTTCATACGAGTACCTGCGTTGGGTCTTACTAATACAAAATCCCCAACCTTGCACCAAGGGCCAGAAGGGAAACGGTCTTTGTCATTGTAACAATCAGGACCAACAGCCACAACGAACAACACAGTAGCCAGAAGACCTTCATGCCGCAAAGTCTCATCAGCTTTAAGAATGCCGCTATCATATTCTTTCTCCACTTCAGGTAGTGCGCATAGTATACGATACCCTGTTGGTGTAGGCAGTTGAGTCGCCTTTTCTTCATTAGTAGCTGAGAAGTCTACAGACCCCACAACTTGAGGGTTGTTTGGGTTAGACCCAATTAAGATTTTACTCATTCGTCTTCAAACTCCAGTTTCTTAGTTAGTACTTCTATGGCGCTTCGTGCCTGATCTAAGCCTTGGATTTGCCCACATATGTATTTATATGCTGCGTAATCTTCAGCCCGACCAGATGCTAACGCTTGTGTTAATAACGATATTCTGTCATCAATTTGTTTAAAGAGAATCTCCGCTTCTCTATCCATTATCTAGTTCTTCCGGTTTATATAATACCTCTGATATTGGGTAGCTGTAGTGTTCTCTTGCCTGTTCTTTTGCAAATTGTTCAGCAGCCTCCAACGTATAAAACATCTGAAATAACCTTTCAGGCTCATCTTCAAAACGCTCTTGGACTACATATTGTTTTTTATATCCTTCACTCATTCAGGTTTCCTCTTATATTGAACTGTTTGGTCAGCTTGTCTTTGTGCTTGCCTCTCAGCTTGTTGATGTTGCCTTTCAGCTAAGAACTTAGCATGGTCATGCTGTTGGTTAGTTTGTTGTTTTTGGTGCGTACGTTCACCTTCTTTAAGGGCCACATCTACACCCAACTTTGCAGCCATTTCATCTTGCTTAGCTTTAATAGATGCTTGTGTGTCTTGCAATTTGGCATTGATTTGTGCGCCTGCTACTTGTTGCTGTGCACCAATACGTTCACGATCAACTTGTATTTTCATCGCTTCCAACTGAGCATCAGACTGGTCTTTAGCTACTTTACGTTGTAAGTCTTGAGCTTTAAGTTGTAGCTCTTGTTGTTGCATTTGTATCAACGGGTCTTGTTGCTTCGCTTGATTAGCTTGAGCTTGAGCTTCTTGTTGATGCTGACCTGTTAATTGCTGTGAAGCTTGAGCTGCTAGTTTGGAAATTTGCACTTCCATATCTTCAGGAATAGTTACTTGATTATCAGTATCATCTTCACCGTAGTTAGGTATATCCATACCCATAGCTTGCTCAATTTGTTTACGATACTCGTAACCTAAATGCTCACTTATATGCGCACCCATAGTTGCTTGTAATGCCATTAGAGCTTGTGGGTTTGCACCCATAGCTTGTTGTAATACCATTTGAACTTTAGGGTCTTGCATAGCAGACATGTGTACAGCAATATGGGCCTGATGGTCTTGGTACAAGAACGCTTTAACAGGCTTACCTTTAAGGATGTTTTGATTCTCTGTAACTGGGTCACGAGGTTTCATATCATCTTCCATAGGTACTAACTTTTGGTAATTAGGAATACCTAACACTTCCAGCATTTGTCTATGTAAAACAGGTAAGTTATATAATTGTGGTGCGCCTTGTGCTAGTTGTAGAGCTGCCTGATACTGGACGACTTTTTGTGCCATTGTGGAGGCATTAGGGTCTGATACAGGAAGTACGTATACCAAATCATAGTCAGCTTTCTTAGCGCGTCTGCTACCTTCTGTAGGGTCATAATCGTATTCATCAGGGGTATAGTCTCTTATAATGTTACGTAGTAAGATAAACTCTTGCTTCATCGAGTAGTGTATACGCGACTGTACTGCGCTCATTACTTTAAGCGTTCTCTCGAGTACAGCGAGTGTTGTACCAACAGGACTATTAGAGGACATATCAGAGACAGCAAGATCAGCAGCCCCAGCAAAACGGCGACCTTCATCGACTATTCCTTGAAGTAGAGTTAACAGAGTTTGGCTTGGTTCTTTGTACGGTAGTGGCATGAAGTTATCACGCATTACACCAGATGGTACATCTACATCTCGCCACTCACCCGGAGCAATCGGAGTATCGTCACCCTTAACTCTTAGTCCTCTAGTTTTAAAGCCCCCCGGAAGATTACTGAGAGTCCCTGCATCAACCAACTGACGAAGGATCGAAGTAGAAGACTTGGCAAAGGCACCAATAAGATGAATAAGCCCAAAGCAATAAAAGCCAAAACCCGGAACATAGCCATAGTGAACAAAATGATTGCGTTTTTTACAAGATTCATCGTCAGGGTCCCAATTTCTACGAATTGATAGGATTGTGTTTGTGCCTTTTTCGATAGTAACCACGTACGGCAACGCTATATCAGTTTGCTTTCCTTCATGATCTTCGTGCTCAAAACCTTCAAGATTAATCTCAACATGCATTTCTAACAGTTTAAACCGATCATCCGTTGACGCTCTAAACCCAAGCTTATCAGCTATCTTCTTCTCAATATCATCCATAGTATTGGAAGGTTCACCCAAATCTACATCTCTATAAAAACCTTCATACTGTAGTCTGCGTATTTCATTCTCAGTCTTACGCATTATATGAGTTACACGTTCTGCACTCTGTAAGTCTGCTGCACCGTACGGCACAACGATATCTTCAGCAGGTACATACATAGCAACTTGACGACTTAAGTACGGATCATAATATACTTTCTTAAAGGCGTTACCAGCTAAGCCTAGGCCCCATAACATGCGCTCATGCTCTGGTCTATATTCAGTCATCACATCAGTAAGCTGATAGTTCATGTCGTCCTGAACACGCTGTGAGGCTTCTTTCTTCTCTTCAGTCTCCTTACCTATGATCTGTGTTTTAACTGGACCAGACGCAGGGAATGTTGCAGTGATAGTCTCTGCTTGGAACTTAATAACAGCCTCAGTTAACAGCGGGTGATACACACCACATGCACCTTCCCAAGGCTCTGAGCGATCTTCCATCTTAAGACCTAGTAGCTCTAGTCCATCAACATAAGTTTGAACCCAATCTTTCCTAGCGCTTACATCAGCCTCAAAGTCATTAATAAGATCAGATGCAAGTGATTGTAAAACCGAGTCATCAATTTCTTCAGCCAAGTTAGCATTGAACTTTTCCTCATCAACTTCTTTTTGGATTTTAAGAATCTCTTGTTCGCCTAGGCTAATTGTTACTGACTCAGGGTCTTCAATCTCAATCTCTAACGGCTCTTGGTCTTCTTCTATAGGTATAGCATCTAAGCCCATCGGGGCTGGGTTTACACTCTTATCTATCATTTTGTTTCCTTAATTATATTTTAAAACTCACAACACAACCTATTAAGCTAACTTGGTCATACATTCTAATTGCTTGTTCTGTTGTTGGTGGCTCTGCCATAGGTTCACTTCTTACATGAGCCAGCGCTCTTTCAATAGTTAATCGCTGTCTTTTAAGTTGGGTGCGTGTTTGAAAATAACTTTTTATCTTTTCAATTAGCCACATTTTGTTTCCTTAACAGCTTGGGGTAATAAGGCTAAGAACATATACAGCGGCACCTAGTAGTACAGCACACCCTATAAATTCCATTAAACATTGTCTAAACATATTCATAATTCTAATCTCTTTAATAATAGGCTGCTTGTCTTGGTGTAAATTCTTCATTCATCTCATTAGAGTCTAAACGCAAACTTAAAAAACCACCTTTACGGAATCTTGCCATACCCATACTCACACAGTCAACATAATCATCGTGTTGCCCTGCAGGGAATGATGCTACTTCTTCCATTACTTCATCTGCCCATCGGGTATTAGGGACCCATACTCGGCCTGATGCAAATATATCTGCAACAGCGTTTAAGCGTGAAATCTTATCATTACCACGGGTCGGTGTAAAATCTGATACAGGTACGCCCATTGCTCGTAATTCGTAAATTAAAGGGGCACCAGAGGCTTTCTTTTCTATAATCAAGGCATCAGGTTCCCAATATTTATATTCCTCTAATACGACTTCCTTGAGCCTAGGAAACTCCATACGATCACGCTTTGCGTCCAGCATAATAATATTAGCTTGACTAACACCGTTTTCGTCAGGGTGGTAAAACACACCCCATGTAATACATGCCGAATAATCGGCTCTGTTATGTTTTTCAAACGCAGTATCCCACGTTTGAAGTACAAAATCGGTAGGTGGCGGGGTTTCTTTTTCCCAGCGTTGCCACCATTCCCGTTTTACGATAGCCCCTTCTTCAGAAGTTGGATTTTGCTGATACTGAGCTTGCCATTTAGAGACGTCAATTGCGTTTCTAGTGGACTCTAGCTCCTCAATACTCCAAAACTCAGGCCATAATGGCTTACCTGACGGTAGAATAGCAGGTAATTCTACAACACGCCACTTATCTCCACCACCTGCTAACTCCTTTTGTTTAACTTGTCCAGTTAAATCTCGCTTAGACCAGCGAGTCTGGATGATAATGATTGCCCCACCGGGTTGTAACCGCTGTCTTGGACCTGATGTGTACCATTCGTACACCTTATCATAAATCTCAGGGTTACTTGCCGCTATTGCAGCCTCTTGTTCCGAGTGTGGATCATCAATAATCAGTATGTCCGCACCAATACCTGTTACAGCACCACTTACCCCGATCGCAAAGTAGTTACCACCCGCACTGGTGTTCCATCTACCAGCTGCCTTTGAGTCAGCCTGTAGTTCCACACCGGGGAACACTTCTTGATACAACGGATTAGACACTAAGTTTCGGACCTTACGTCCGAAGCCTACAGCAAGTTCGGATGTGTGTGAGCACTGTATGATCTTCTTTTTAGGATACTTGCCTAAAAACCATGCAGGGAGTAGGTACGACCCAAACTCTGACTTTGTGTGCCTCGGACCGAGGTTAATAATAAGCCGCTTATTTTTGCCGTTAACTACGTTCTCAAACTCTTGTGCCATTCTTGCATGATGGCGCCCATAGATAAAATCAGGCCAGACCTTCTGTACAAATGCAAGGAAGTTTTCTTGTGCAAAGTCACGCTCGTGGCGTTTACGTAGTTCATCAATCAAGGCTATAAGCTTTGCTCGTTCACTTGCAGGTGCAGAGTTAAGCGCAGCGGTAAGAAACGCCTCATCTAAAGAGATATTACCTAAAGGTCCGCTCACTCAGAGTCGTCCATCAGATCATCTTCTTCAATCTGATCGTATCCTCGCAGTTCTTCATCGCTAATTTCTTCCACGACTTGCTTTTCAGTCTTGGCGTAGTTTTTTAATAGGCCCCTGAGTTCAACCTCTAGATCAGATGTTGGTTTATCAGCAATAGCAATTTCTATTTTATTTGTAAATAGACCTATCTCTGTAACACGGCCTAGTGTCTCTAAGGTTTTAAGTTTGGTCTTTTCGTCCTCGCTATTTTCTGCTAATCTAAACAGGTTTGCCAATATGAACTGGCGCATCTGATTGGTAGAATTAACTAATTGATAGTCGTAGCGAGCGAGTATGGACTCTAACGCCACTTTCTCGCTTAACATGGGGGGAGCACTTGCATGTGCTTCGCTGGTATATAGTATTTTTGACTTGTCATTAGAGTCAAAAATAACATCTATTGCGTCTGAATTTATATGTCTAGGCATTCTGTCTACAGGTTAGGGTGTAGTTTGTTTACTATTTGTACCATGTGTTTTATATTTTTGCAAATATTATTTTTTAGCAAGTGTTTTATTTAAAGGGCGGGGGTGCTGTAGGGGCACGTGGATTGGGTGTTGACTTTTTGTAAATATTATTTTAGATTTTGAAAAATAGAATTTGGCTGAGCGTAATGTATTAAATTTTGAAAAATAGAATTTGGCTGAGCGTAATAGTATGTAAGACAGCCCCGGTCTAATTATATATTTCGGGTGCATGGGGTCACTGCTTACTGCCTTTGACCTTAATCAAATTGGTAACGAGTCCTTATAATGCTCTTAAGCTTTTATCAAATTGGTAACGAGTCCTTATGCTCTTAGTGATTTTGATTTATGATAATTGATTGTGATAGTTAACACGAAGAGCCGATGGTCTAAGATCTACACGAAGAGCCGATGGTCTAAGATCTACACGAAGAGCCGATGGTCTAAGATCTACACGAAGAGCCGATGGTCTAAGATCTACACGAAGAGCCGATGGTC